TTGATCCTACATCATATGGTCGTACAGTAGTTATAAGACAACTTGAGAAAGACAGCAATGTCAATGGAACTGATTTAAGATCTTATAAGCTCTGGTATGCATTCCCAATAAGCACTTCTGCTATTGACCTTGCATATGATAGTAACGATCAGATTGAAGAATTTAGTGTTGAATTCCAATACTCTTACTGGACTGTTGGAGACGATAGTGATACTACTGCTGGAGCTAGCGGAATTAACATCCCCTAAATAACATTAGGAAACACTTGGTTTAATTAGTAATGGGTCAACTATTTGGCTTTCAAATTAATCGCAAAGCTGAGAAGAAAGGTCAATCACCAGTACCTCCTCTCGCTGACGAACCTGTATCAATTGCAGCTGGCGGTTACTTTGGGACATACGTAGACACAGATGCCACCGCAAGGAATGAGTACGAGCTAATCCGTAGATATAGGGATATGGCTCTTCATCCTGAGGTGGATTCTGCTGTTGATGAGATCGTGAATGAGTTCGTTGTTAGTGATAATAACGATACTTGTGTGGACATTAATCTAGAAAATTTAGATATTGGGATGGGGGTCAAGAGGAAGATCCGTGATGAGTTTGAATATATCAAACGCTTGATGAATTTTGATAATAGAGCACATGAGATTATTCGTTCGTGGTATATTGACGGACGAATTTTTTATCATAAGGTAGTAGATTTAGATAGACCTAAAGATGGTATTCTTGAGTTGAGATATGTTGACGCACTCAAGATGCGTAAGGTCAGACAAAAATTAGGAAAACTTGGTAGTCCACCAGATGCTTCATTAGCAAAGTCAGTTGCTGGTACTGCTCTTGAGATGGAGTGGGGCAACTATATTGATTATTACTTGTACAACCCAAGAGGATATTTAAGGGGTGGTGCAATGGGTCCAGTTGGAGATATGTCCAACTCCCAAGGAATTAAGATGGCAGTTGATTCGGTTGCTTTCTGTTCTTCAGGCCTACAAGATTTAAACAAGAGGATGCATCTTAGTTTCATGCATAAAGCGATTAAGTCTCTTAATCAGCTTCGCATGATTGAAGATGCTCTTGTCATCTATAGATTATCACGTGCTCCTGAGCGTAGAATATTCTATATTGATGTTGGTAACTTACCTAAGATTAAGGCAGAACAATATCTACGTGATGTCATGTCTAGGTATCGTAACAAGTTAGTTTACGATGCTAGTACTGGTGAGATCAGAGATGATAAAAAGCATATGAGTATGCTTGAAGATTTCTGGTTACCTAGAAGAGAGGGTGGACGTGGAACAGAAATCACAACACTCCCAGGTGGACAAAACCTAGGAGAACTCAAAGACGTTGAATATTTTCGGAAGAAATTATACAACTCGCTCAATCTTCCTCCTAGTCGTCTTACTGACGATAATAAAGGATTTAATCTTGGTAAAACTACTGAAGTTCTTAGGGATGAACTTAAGTTTACCAAGTTCATTGGTAGAATGCGTAAAAGGTTTGGAGAACTTTTTCACGACATCATTAAAACTCAATTGATTCTTAAGGGAGTTATTTCTCCTGAAGATTGGGATGATATGAAGGAGCATATCCAATATGACTTCCTCTTTGATAATCATTTCAATGAGTTGAAAGAAAAGGAACTGCAACTTGCACGTATCAATCTTGCTACACAGATGGATGTATTTGTTGGTAAGTATTATTCAATTGAATATATTCGCAAGAATATTCTTGAGCAGACTGAAAAAGAATACAAAGAAATTGATAAGCAGATGCAGAAAGAGATTGATAAGGGTCTTGCAATTGATCCAATCAATGTCACTCAGATGGATATGATGGATCGTCAAAACCAAGCATATGCTCCAGAAATTGCAGCATCTCAACAAGATGATCAAGCACAATTAGATCAAGCAGCTGCGGATGATGCTCACAATAAGCAATTGCAATTGATGAAAGCGCAACCTAAACCTACTAGTAATACTAAATAATTAATTATCATGACTGAAGATGTAAAAATTGATCAGGTAAATCCTGATCCTGGAGTGATGGATGTTGTAAAGGCTGTTGCAGATAACCAACGTGCTAATGCAATTGATGCTTTACAAGACTTACTCTATGCAAGATCAAGTGATGCTATCGGTGATTATAAAAAAACCGTAGCAAAAACATATTTTGATGAACCAGTAGCGGATACCCCAGAGGAACCTTCCAATGAAACTGATAACGGAAACGATTGAAAATGTAGAGGTCATCACCGAAGGTAAAGGTGATGATAAAAAACTCTATATTGAGGGAGTATTCCTTCAATCAGAAATCAAGAATCGTAATGGACGTATGTATCCATTTAGTGTTCTTGAGAAAGAAGTTCAACGCTACAACGAAGAGTATGTTAAAACTAGCCGTGCTCTTGGCGAGCTTGGTCACCCTGACGGTCCTACTGTCAACCTTGACCGAGTATCCCACAGAATTACCTCGCTTCGGGCAGAGGGTAATAACTTCATAGGTAAAGCACAAATTTTATCTACACCCAATGGTAATATTGCCAAGGCATTATTAGAAGAAGGTGTGAAACTTGGTGTTTCATCTAGAGGTATGGGTTCAATTGATAAGCGAGAAGATTGTGGTGTAGTCATGGATGACTTCATGCTTGCTACTGCTGCTGATATTGTCGCTGATCCTTCCGCACCTGATGCATTCGTTAATGGTATCATGGAAGGTAAAGAGTGGGCCTGGGATAACGGCATCCTGAAGGAGACAAAGGTTGCTAAATACCAGCGTTACATGGATAACGCTACACGCAAAAACTTAGAGGAAAGAACACTTCAGGTGTTCAATGACTTCCTCACAGGTTTGTGATTTAATAAATAACTAGAGATATTTCAACATTTACGGGAAGACTAATGATGTCAAATGTATTAAACGAGAAGTTTGAGGAGTTCGCAACCGAACAGGCTGGTATTCTCAAAGAATATCAAGATCCTATGCCAACAGTTACTGCTACAGTAATTCCTGGAACAGGTTCCGAAAACCCAACAGTATCGGGTGACCCACAACAGGGTTCAAGCGGAAAGGATGAACCATCAGGTTCTGATCCTAAAGTTGATCCTAGCGTGGCCAATGGTCAGTCTAGAAATGACTTAGGTGGATCTCAATCTGCACCTCTACATTCTAATAAAGAAGAAGGTGAAGATAATCCTGGTGCTAAAGCAGCTGCTCCTGTTTCACAGGATTCCAGCGAAACATCTACATCTGGTAAAGGTGGTGATGAAGCAGGTGCCAATTCCCTAGGTGCTGAAGTAACTCATGGAACGTCCAAAGGTCCAGATGTGCAATATCCAATCAAACCTTCCTTTGAATCCGTAGATGTATCTGACGACGTTAAAGCCCTCCTAGAGGGAACCGAACTCTCTGAAGAGTTTGCCGAGAAAGCAAAGACTATCTTTGAAGCTGCTATCAAGGCAAAACTTGCAGAAGAGCATGACAAGATTGTAGAACACTTTGCCAAAGAAACATTAGACAAGATTGAAGTTGCGAAAGCAGATCTTGCTGAAGATGTTAATGGTACAGTGAACTACGCCGTGACACAATGGCTAGAAGAGAATCAATTAGCTGTTGACACTGGCATAAAGAATGAGATTACTGAAGACTTTATTACAGGTCTTAAGAGTCTCTTTGAAGAGCACTACATTTCTATCCCCGACGATAAGGTTGATGTGGTAGAAGGTATGGCTGAACAAATTCGTGAGATGGAAAGTCGCCTTGACGAACAGGTCAAAGCAAGCGTGAAACTTCAAAATCGTCTGAATGAAACTGCAAAAACAAATATTCTGAATACAATTTCAGAAGGATTGGCAGATACTCAGAAGGACAAGCTCAGCAAACTCGCTGAAGCAGTTGACTTCGTATCCGAGGAAGACTTCACTAAGAAGGTAACAACCTTTAAGGAAGCATATTTCTCAGAGAAGAAAGCTGTAGCAACCTCAGAAGTTGCTGATGAAACACCAGTTGACGGAGTAGAAGCACCAAGTACAAATCCTCAAATGGATATGTATGCTGCTGCCCTTGCTCGCTGGAAATAGATAATTAACTAACTAACTTTAAAAGAGAGATTAAACAAATGTTTAACGCTAAAGCTCTCACAGAAAAGTGGTCACCTGTTCTGAATCATGAAGGCACTGCTGCCATCAAGGATAATTACAAGAAATCGGTTACCGCTGTTCTGTTAGAGAACCAAGAACGATTCCTACGTGAAGAGCGTGGAATGCTAAACGAAGCTGGTGGAGCTGGTGGAAACGCCGCTGGTGCTATCGGTGTTAATGCACTATCTGGTTCTGGTTTAGATACCAAAACTGGTGGACTTGCTGGATTTGACCCTGTTCTAATCAGCTTGATCCGTCGTGCAATGCCCAACCTAGTTGCATATGATATCTGCGGCGTTCAGCCAATGAGTGGTCCTACTGGACTTATCTTCGCAATGAAGGCGCATTACGAAACCAAAGCTGGTTCAGAAGCTCTGTTCAACGAAGCAGACTCTAACTTCTCTGCTGGTTCTGATGCTACTGCTAACGCATACGCTTCTGGCGATGTTGTTGACGGTACAAACCCAGGACTTCTTAACGATGCTACTGGTGGTGGTACAACTGCTGGTAACTATGAGCGTGGTGTAACACCAATGGCTCGTAACGTTGCAGAAGGTTTGGGAGAATCGGGAACACTGTTCCGCGAAATGTCATTCAGTATTGAGAAGACAGCGGTGACTGCACAGTCCCGTGCTTTGAAAGCTGAGTACACACTAGAACTTGCCCAAGACTTGAAAGCAATTCATGGTCTTGATGCAGAGCAGGAACTTGCTAACATCTTGTCTAGTGAGATCCTTGCCGAAATCAACCGTGAAGTTGTACGTACAGTATACACAGTTGCTAAGTCTGGTGCTCAGAACAACGTTGCTAACGCTGGTGTATTTGACCTAGACGTTGACAGTAACGGCAGATGGTCAGTTGAGAAATTCAAAGGACTTATGTTCCAAGTTGAGCGTGACGCTAACGCTATCGCACAGCAAACTCGTCGTGGAAAGGGCAACTTCATCATCACTTCTGCTGATGTCGCTTCTGCTCTTGCTATGTCTGGTACACTTGATTATTCCTCAGGTCTAACTGGTGCTGGTGGTCCTTCCATCGGTGAAGTTGATGACACAGGTAATCTACTTGTTGGAACAATTAACGGACGTATTAAGGTCTTTGTTGATCCTTACTCTGCTAACGTATCTGATACACACTACTATGTTGTAGGATATAAGGGTTCCTCACCTTATGACGCAGGACTCTTCTATTGCCCATATGTACCTCTCCAAATGGTCAGGTCTATTGGTCCAGATACATTCCAACCCAAAATTGGATTCAAGACTCGTTACGGTATGGTTGCTAACCCATTCGTTGTTAAAGCGAACGGTACTCCTGATGCTGAAGCTCTCGGCGCAGGTCTTAACCAGTACTACAGACGTGTACGTGTTGCAAACCTTATGTGATCTTTGGTCACGATATCAAATCAGAGGGAACCTTCGGGTTCCCTTTTTTATTTAAATAGGTTATAATAAATTACACTGTCTAATTCATTATGAACGGTAGATTATCTAAAATTGTTATGACATCTAGATTGTTAAAGATGAAGAGAGACATTGACACTAAAGCATTGTACCATGATATGAATGCAAAAGAAAGATGGGCAGCACAACAAGCTCTAAATAGTGCATTGGACATATTAGACGAATATCATTATTAGGAAGGGATGCTTCAGAAGATCTTATTATACGTGACTCCATCAATAGCCACGGTAGCTACTGTTGCTGTGGTATCTTT